CCTACAGTTGTAATGTAAGTAGTTGGATTAGTAATGAATGAATCATATATAATTTCTCCTGTTGAAGATGATATGAATGATGGGTTGCCTGAGTAATTAAATTCACTATTTTTAGCCCTACAAAATATAAAATCACTTGATAAATTTTCCTGACTATTTATTGTGAATCCAGTTGGAGCATTTTCACTTAATCCTGCTCTATTTAAAGCATCAATTAATAAATAAGGATTACCTCCATTTGCTAAATCATAAGTATCATATGATTGATCTGTACCTAAATTGATACCTCCATCAGCAATAGCACCATCTAATGCTGCACCATTTAATATTAATAAATTAACATCAGGTAAAACCCAACCATAAGATCCAGAACCTGGGGTCCAACCATCTGCTTGGTTCGAACCTGCATATCCTGCTGCTACTGTTCCTGCTGATCCTGATATTATATTATAATATCTACCAGCATCTGAAAATTTTGCTACATTATTGACTATACTATCATCTGTTAAAATTAACTTATCAGCTGCAGCATTCGTAGAACCTGATAGTTTTAGTGTCCATGTTCCAGGAAGTATACTTTGCTTATATCTTGCTCTTTCTAAATTTAATACATAAAAATATGAGGATGAATAATTACCAAAAATAAATGAAGCATTTTCATCCCCTAAAACTAAATTTCTATATTGCCCATAATTAGTTCTTGTAGGAGTAGTTCCTATAACTAAGGGATTTAAAAATTTACTCCCACTTCCAGCTGCATCAGAATAAGCTACATCAAATTGGATTTCTGCTGTTGTGTCTGTAGATGCCGTTTGGTAAACTGTTATATAATAAGGAGCTGCTGCACTAGCTAATTGTGCTGAACTGGTGTAATATTCTCTTAATGTTGGGGAATTATTACTCCACATAGCAGAAGTAACTGAGTCGTTACTTAGTACTACATCATCACTAGATAGTGGTATAAAGGCTCCTCTACCTCCATTTTGTTGTGCTGTGAAATCTGGTGTTGCTGCCATAATTTATTTTTTGTTATAAGGTTGCTGAAACTGAATTTCTAGTTATTTGTACAGGTACTTGCACTCTAGCTCCACTATCTAATCCTATTACTGTTAATGTAGTATATAATGAAGTATTATTATTAAATAGAAAATCATTTCCTGTTCCTACCAATGTTAATGAAGTACCAATTACTGTTTGAGATACTGCTGTTCCATTTGTAATTACTTGATTTGCATTTTGAATGTTTAGAGCTGTTGCTGCTTCTGTATTAGTTCCACTTGCTATAAATCCAGTATTAGTTCTACATACTCTAATATCAGCTATAGTAAATGAATATCCTGATTCAGATACTCCTTCTACATTTCCTAAATAATTAGAAGTTTGTGGAATTACTGTTACAGCTACTAATTGCTGTGCTTTTATTTGATTTACCCCCCCAATAGTAGGCATTACTGATGTTCCCCTATTTAATGAAACTAACTTATATTTCATCATTTGTGACTCATCTGGAAATGCTTCCATTAAGGGCATATTTTGAATTGCTTCGCCATAATAAGCTGAACCTGATGGATGGTTTGGATTATATAGAGTATAATCAACTTCATCATCAGATAATGCAAATTGTGTTATATTAAAGGAACCATCTCCCTTTGCTAGTAACTCTCTTCCCTTATTTGTAAGAATAGCATCTACAGTTATTACCTGATTATTTAAATATCCCATGTTATCGTATTTTGTTTATAAATATATAATTTCTTTGTTTTTATTCCAAGCTTAGTCATTCTTAGTTGTGCTGTCTGTTGATTTTTGATTATTACTTCCAGGGAATGCATTTTTAGATCTTAATTCATTTATTGTATTTAATGCATTTTGTTTTTGGGTTTCACTTAAATCGGAAGGAAGTAAAAATCCACCTCCTGTTTGGGTTAGATATCCCTGTGATCCTAAAGTTGTTTTAGTATTTTTAGTCATTACTTTTTTCTCATTTTCGATTTGTCTTCTTATTGTAAATTTAGTAATTTCACCAGCATTTACTCCTAATAATACATCCGATGGATTTCTATCAGTTTTAATAAATGTAGGTAAATTTAATCCTATTTGTCCCTTTGGGTGGGTTCTATAAGGGGTTTCATTGCCTGGGTTTCCAGGACCACAACCAAAATTATAAGCTGATTCTACTGTAAATGGATTTCCTTGACCTGCTGTTATAACATTGAAATTTGTTAGTGTTAAACTAATACCAGCACCTAATCCCATATTAAAATTATTAGCAGCATTAAAAAATGATGCAGGTATAGTAATTATATCCCCTACAGCATATCCCGTCCCTTGTGCACTAATTGTAAATGATGAAAAATCAATGGATGCATTAGTGGTTTTTTCATTAAAAGAAGTAACTTGAATAGTACCTCCAACACCACTTCCGTTTGTTGTAAATTCTGTACCTCCTGATCCAGGACCACCAATTGATCTTATTCTTGGTGCACTATGACCTGTAATTAACATTCCTATAGTTGGGGTGGCGAAAGAATCAAAGACAACATTATTAATTATAAACCCAGTTCCTGTAATTAGGGTACCAGGACCATCTGCAAATGTAGATGATGTATAAAAATAATTTTGTATTTCTTCTACTATAAAGTCTTCTTGGAATTCAATAGATGAAGTTAATTGTGAAACACCAGTAAGTAAAGATTTTATACCTTCAACTCTTAAAACATCTCCCCTTTCTATTAAATATGATTGCTTATTATCTTCATAAAACCCACAATCAGATGATGATGGTGCCCATTGGTAATAATTATCAGGGTTTGAAGGTGATAATCCATCTAATACCCATGCATATGATCTAGATACCGTACTACATTCTAAAGGAGGTTGGGTAGATGCACTTGCTACTAATTGATTATAAGTATGATATACTGCTAATTGTGGGCCTCCAATTGATAGTTTTGAAGAATCCGGTAATCCAGAAAATCCTGATTTAGGTAAATTTTGTGAAAAAGGAACTAAATATGTACCTTCTGATCCTGTTGTATCACTACCACTTAGTAAAAACCCATATTGTTGACCTTGTGGGGTAACTTGACTAGCTGTTACCATCTGTACAGTATTAGTGTTTTGTGGAATATATGTAGTATTTACATATTGAACATTTATTTCTGGTAATTGGAATTGTACATCACCAACAAAACCATTATGATCAGGAAAAACATTTATATTATTTTGGATAATTGTAACCCTATCTCCAGGTTGATAATTTATAGAGTTATCATTATATAAAATAATACTATTTACAGAACCAGCACTATCCACTGTGAATTGACATTCTCCACCTGATCCCTTCCCGGATATAACATTACCAGATTGATCAAGGGGCAGTAAAAACGGACCACTAACAGTTCCAAGAGAAGAACTTAAAATAATTCCCCCAGCAGATGGATTTGAAGGATCGAATTTGTTAGTAATAGATCCAGTTACATTACCTTCAAAAGGTATAACTTGACCCAATTGTTGATCTCCTTTTGTATACCAATAAGCTGTAGATGATTGATTTTTAGATTTAGCATTTGAGTTTATTGTTAAAAATTGTATACTACCTCCTAATAAATCATAATCTCCTACTTGAACGGTTTCTAAATCAACAAATTTAGTATTTAATGAATCAACACTATCAAATGACACGGCCATTTTTCTATTTGGGGAAAATGTAGTAGATACTGGTTTTTTGTTTGCATTTGAACCCTCTATATCTATGGATTCAGGTTTTTTAATTGTTTTTATATTTTCAGGATCCATTGAAATAGAAATTAATGAACTAATAGTAAATTCCCGAGAATCATATATATTAAATTGTTCAAATGATCTATCAAAACGAGCTATGTATTGTGGGTGTTGGTCAATAACTGATTTTTTACCATATGAAGTATCTCCTTCCCAACTACCAGTTGTCCCATCTAAGAATTCAACAGCAACACTTGAAGATACTCCAACTCTTCCTTTATTATAAGGTTGAGCTTTTAATTGATTAATAGGTCTTACACTTCCAGATGGGGTATAAGTATTATATGTTAAAGATGATATTTTAGTTCCTCTATATGTAGGATTTAAATGTGATAAAGCAGTATAATTACTTTCAGGAACACTTGAAAATTCAGCCACTAATATAGGGGAGGATGCTGAAAATGGATTATAAGTTACATCTATAATTGTTTGTCTATTTTCTGGATATGGGTCGTTATAAAAGTCTAATACATAATGTCTTTTATTTGGTCTACTTTCAGTTACATTATTATTTAAGGGATTATAATCAGAAGTTTCAAATATTATACTTTGAGTATTATATATGTTAAATGAGCCAGAAGTTAGAGGATTATAGTTATTTATAACGTTTAAATCCCAAGGAATTAAAGCTTGTGTTTCTTCATATATTCCCCCTACTCCCTTAATATTAAAGTTTGTAAGATTACCTACTAATCCCGCTTCAATAAACATCATTAAAGAGTATGAATAATGAGTATTATTCCATAAATCATTATTTTTAACAGCAGCTGAGTTATTTCCAGGAGTGATTTCTGGGGGAGTAAACATAAATGAAAATGTAACTGCATTATTCCCAAAATTAGTAAGATATGCTCCACCTGGGGTAGGAGTTCCATTTATAATAGCATCAAAAGATCCATTTTGAGATCCTGCGTAATTTTCAGCTGAATTGCCATAAAAATATATACTATTAGCTCCATAACCTATAATAGGAGATAAACCTACACCAGTTCCTCCAATGTTTTGAAAACCTATATATACATCATAAGAAATTTCATATGTTTGAAAAGGTATAATTGTAAAGTCTGTTATTTCTGTAAAGAAATTATTAGTATTATTAACGAGAGTATTAAAATCAAAGGAATTTTCTGAAGTTGCTGTTACTTGTCCAACATTATTCATGTCATGAGCAAAGTTAAAATCAATAGTAGGTTGAGTACTAGAAAGTGTTTCTGAAGGTAAGACCTTATTATATGGGTTAGATTGTGTTAATAGTGTTTCTAAAGCACTTCCACTATATTCACCATCATAAAATTCTTCTTGAAAGTTAATAACATCTGAAATTACTCCAAGTGATGTAATATTATTTTCTATATATGCCTGTGAAGAAGGATTGATGGATGATGATATATCCATTTGTGAGAAATCTGTAGTTAATCCCGGGTTCGTATATTCATATGTTTTACATATTAAACTAGTAAACATTATAGAACTTATATTATTATTATTATCTGCAAAAAATGCAATTGATTCTTCAGGAAGTATATCTATAAGAGGTGTCACATAAATCGGGGGAGCAAGTCCTACACCTAATGGAGATCTAGCTAATTCACCCCTTAATGAAGAAGAAACAATTAATTGGAAGGATGAAGCAAAGTTTCCCACACCATAAAGAGAAATATGAGCTTTAATTGGCTTTTTTGACTTAAGAACTCTTGTATTTACAGTAGAATCTGAAAAATCATTATTATTTTGAGTATATAAGTCTCCTATTTCTGTATAACTAACAAAACTACCATTACAAAGATTTCTTGTATCTCCTGCTGGAATAAATGTATTTGTTCCTGTAGCTACAAAAACCCCAGATTGGGAAGATAAAGTATTATATTCATTTACACTTCCTCCTGCTCCACCTTCAATGTCTACAGTTTCAATACTTCCGGTTAATAGTAGGTTTTTAGTTGTTAAAGGAATATTTTGAATAGCGTAGGACTGCGTAGTAACCATATCCACTTGTGGTTCTCGGTACCTATTACGTTCAAGCATATTTTGTTTAATTACTATACCTGTAGACACACTAGTACGTGCTGGTACATAATTTTTAATTGCTTTAAATAAAGAATCATCAAAATATTTTATTAATCTTAAATAATCAAACACATCACTCCCTACATATTTTCTAAAATAATCATCTGATATTTTATCTAATTCTGGATATGTTAAAGATGATTGAGATCTAAATCTAGGATCAGCAATTGCACTTTGTATAGCACCATAACCTAAAGTTTGAATTATATCATCATTAATTTCATTTTGGGGTGAAAATGCTACTTCTAAAGTATTAATATTTTCTGTATAACTTTGACTTATAAACGGGTCTTTTTGTATACTTACAACATCTGATAGTGCTGTTCCAAAATTTAAATTACTTGTAGCTTGGATCTTATTTGAAATTCTATTCCTAATCCCAATTGATGGTTGATCTAAAAAATATGTCTCTACATTTTGTTTGCTATATGTTCTTTTTACTTGGTTATCTTCATATCTAATAAAATAACTTGAGGTAATACCCCCATCAGCAGGATTTATAAAAGATCCTGTTATATATTCTGGGGCAGATGCTGTTATAGCTGGGTGGGATGAAGATATTACTTCTTCATGTTGTGTTAATGAAGAAGCTGTAAAGAAACTTTCTAATTCATTTCCTAAAGGAGCTCTAAAATTAACTATATCGAATGAAGATAGAGATCCTGTTATACTATTACCTTCAATAGATTCAGGATTCATAACAGTATCATTAAATACTGATTCACTTATAGCATTAGAATAATATCTAAATTCTTGAAATGATCCTGAAAAACCAAATCCTGCTTCATTTGTTGTAAATCCTGGTTCTCCTACTCTTGAACCATTTAATCTACCCCCTATATAAACTCCATCAACGGTACCATCTGTTCCATATTTATTCCAACCATGGTTTACAGATTCAGATATATAACCTCCATATAAAGCTGTTTGATAAACATCGGTTCCATAAAGTCCTCCTTGACCTGGGTCAAAATTAGATATTGTTGTTGAACCTTCAAACCCTATACTATTACCATCCCAACCATCATATAATTTATTTTTAACAAATAATGTATAATTGGTAATAGAATTGTTTGCATTAGAATGGTTATCTCTTTGTAAAAGAACAGTCCACCAACCCTTATCAAAAAATGGTAAATAAATAGGATCAGATATTATTGTTCCTCCATCTTCTACAGAAGCTGACATTATAAGTCTCATTTCTCCGTAGTCTACATAGTCACTATTTGTTGCTCCTGAATATGAACCAGATGTTGACCCTGTGTAAAATAATGCTATACTCCAATCAAATTCATCATCATTTGTTCCATTTGATTTTTTAACTGCTAAAGACTGACTAGCAAAACCATCACCCGCATATGAGGAAGAAGGAAAACCTGTTGTTTTAAACCTAAATCCTACCCCATCAGGTACAATGTATTCTGTTTCTGCTATATAGTTTCTTTCTAATGGCATCCAAGGCACTATTGCTGATGCACTTGCTCTATAAGAATTAGCTACAGGAGTGTATGCATAACTATACCTCTGATACCACAAATCATAATCATCTGTTTCATCTTTATTTTTGCCCCCAAATTCACTAATTCTTAATATAGTACTAGGAATACCCCAAATATTAATTAATTGTCGTAAACCTGCTATTGTCCCTTTCTTTTTAACTAAGTAAGCCATATTATGGTAAAGACGTTTAAAAATTTCTTTACTTACTCTATCTACAGGATAAGGAAAACCAGCTGTTATTAATTGTTCAACATAGTCCTCCCAAGAATAATTATCTTGCCAATAGTTAGTAATAGTCCCTTTATTTATAGCTATATAATTTGTTATGTATTCACTTCCTGTAGGAGGAACATAACTACCATTATCATTACCTACTAGTCCAATAAAATTATCTTGATTATTGTAATTATTCCCAAACCCAGTGTATCCTAAGGATGTAATTACATCATCAGCTAATGATAAAGGTACACCTTTATCTAGTTGGTTTGTAGTATTTAGTTTATTAGTTACTGCTTTTGTATATAACCATAATTCATCAAAAGATTGACCTACTAAATTACAAAATTCAATATAATTATCATTATTATTTTGTTCAGTAATAAATGCAGGAATTGTATAATATAACCAATTTTCATTATTTTCATCATATATAGAAGCTGAATATATCATTCCTCCATAGTACTGATTTAATGAATTATCACTACCTAACCATGTTTTAACTTCAGTATTATCTACATCTAATAATTCAAATGGGTAAACATCCCCTGTTTTAGGATAAGTATCTGACCCTGTATTATAATATTGGTAATATTCAAACCCATCAAAGTTTTTAATTTCTTCTTCAATTTTAGTCCATAATGATGATATACTAGAAGATACCGCTGTGGAGTTTGATCCAGTTGTTGCACTTAATAATCTTATATCATTTTCATAAGTTTGAATATTTGTTACTTTAGTAACAAAATTATTTACTCTAGCTTTTGCTGAGGAAAAATTAACAAATTCATTAAAGGAAGCTGATGAATAGTTAGGAGTTAAATGTATTCCTTTTCTATTTAATACATTTACTAATTCATCCTTTGATGATGATGATTTAGTTTCTATTAATTGATTTTTATTTTTATATACACTGTCCCCATTAGTAAAATCTTGAATATTTAAATTGGTATTAGGACCTTTTAATTGGATATTAGTATCAGGAAGAGTAAAACTTTCTTCAAATTCAATTTGATAAGCTAATGATTCTGCTGTTTTAGTAAAAACATATAATTGATCACTAACTTTATATTTTAAAGGTAATGCGTCATATAATTTTATAAAAATAGATGTTGGAGCTCGTTCTGCATCTTTAATATCTATTTCAATTTTTGTATTTATTCCTATATGATTTTCATTATTACCAAATGAAATGTAAAACTCGTCAAAATACTCAGCAGTTTGAAGTTGTTGTTGGAATTTTATAAATGAAGATTGAATATCATTATTAGATATAAAATTTGAATTTATTTTTATTTCCGTTCTATCTGATGATATTTCTGATATAAAATATGTATTATCTATAGAAGAGCTTAATTCATTATTTACAAAATTATAAAAAGCAGTTAATTTACCATTAGAATATCCTTTATCTAATACATCTCTTTCAGGAGATAAATTAATCATATTAGTACCCTCACTATTAGGGTTAGAATTATTAACTATTTTATAGTTTGTAAAATTGTAATCAGCATATTCTACTCTTGTTTGGGAATTATATATAAAAAATTCTACATTATTTTCACCTTCAATAAAAGATCCTGAATATTCTTCACTAGGTATAATAGCCTGAGAAGAAAGTTCAAACCCATCAGTTAAAAAAGATGATGGGTTTAATGTGGAAATGGATGATGAAACTTCTATTAATGCCATTTTTTAGTTAGTTTATTGATGATTGTATTTCTTCCGTTGCTTGGAGAACATTACCTATATCTATATTTAATTGTAAATTTTGTTCTCTTAAGTCTGTTATTTCGTCTAATAATGCTTGAATTTCTTCTTGGTTTGCTTTATAATCTACATATTCACTACTTTGAATTATTAATTCGGTATGTGAGTTAGGACCTGTTTTTGGAATTAAAAAGAATAAATTATTATATATGGTAAAAAAATCTCCTATAGTAGCCAAGTTTGGGTCGAAAAAACTTAAATCTACTTCAGGAACTCCCAATTCTGTAAAGTCTGTATTTACAGTTTCATTAAATTTATCTTTATTAAATGCTTGTTTTACTAGCGTTACAGATTCATTTCTTAATTTTGCTTGTTCTTCTGTAACTCTTCTAATTACATCTAATTCTTCTTTAGTGTATATTTTTTCTGCCATTACCCATTTATTACTTTAAACATTATATTTTCATCAAATACTTGTGTAGTACCATCTAATGTAGATTTAATTAAAATTGTATAATATCTCTCAGGTTCTAACCCATTCATGTAAATATCAAAATAGCTTGAAGTTGTATCAGAACTTATTTGTGTAAATTTATTATCAAAAGGGATTACAAATTCATTAGTATAACTATCTTTAATAGCATATGAAGAAGATCCTGGTGGGAGGTAAAAATTAGTTGTATATAAAGATGCAGTTTGAAACACTACATCTGGGTATTTAGGTATTGCTGCTATTCTAAATCTTTCAACACTTTCTGAATAATAAGTACCAGCATTATTATATATAGAAATAAATGCTTCAGGAGTACCTAATATTAAATTATCTGATGATCCTGTGTTATAATACCAATCTTCCCATTTTAAATCTAAAAGAGGAGGGTATATAGTATTAGTATCTACTGAAAAATATCTAAAAGTAGCTGTTGCATTTTCATTTAAAATAAATTCTCTCGAACTTGATTGTTTAACTAAAAACCCATCATTAGGAAACCCTTTTGAATTATCAACCAATGAATTAGTATACCATGTTTTTATAGTATTTGTTACATCAACACTTAAATCAACTCCAAAACCATAAGAAAATACTCTAGATTGAGTAATAGGTAAGTCTAAATTTGAACCTGTATACCAATTTCCCCCACCTTCATTGTCAGATGATTCATAAGACGCTGTTGCATAATTACCATAAGGTCCTACTGTTTGCCATTTTTCAGCTCCTGTTCCTGCTGATCCTGAATATGTTTTCCATATCCAACTAGCACCATCTGTTGTTTGTGGGATATTAAATAATTTCCCAGTTCCCATCCCCCAACTTCCTGATATAGGGTATATTTTTAATTCTTGATTTATGTTTAGACCACTTACAACAGCTGCTGAGTTTCTTAAATCTACCCCAAAATTTCTATTACTCCAATTAGATGCTGATACTGCAGGTGATGATAGTGTTATTTTTATATCATCTGACATTGGGTAACCTGCAAATGATTCTGATTTAAATACTAATTTATCTCCAGGTTTATAACCAATTCCATAAGGAGGTTGTGCTTCTAAAACTGCTACTGTTGTTACTAAATCATCAGCATGGATTTTAAAATAAAAAGTATCGTTAGGATATGCTTGGTTAAATGTAAATACCCCAGCCCCAACTGTTGAGTCAATAGCTGCTGGTGTTAAGTAAATGTCTCTATTATCAAAATATGAAAAATAATCTTGACTTACATATGAAGAAGATCCATTATTTACTATTGGTGCAGATATTACTTTATTATCTTTAACTATTAAATTTATTGAAGCACTTAAAGAAGATGTTGTAACTGTATTTTGTACATCATCATTTGATATAATAAAGGGGCCATAAGTACCATCATTTGCAGTAAATGTGGGTGTAATTACTAATGTGTCTGCTATGTCTCTATTAGGTATAAAATAAGCTCCATGTGTTTGAACATTAAAATGTTGTCCTTTTCCATTTCCAGTTGATGAAGATGGTATTAAATCCCATGAATCTGTAATAAACCCTACACCATTTGATTGTGTTGGGTAATTAGCAGATGATGTCATTGTTTGATCATATAAAAAATCAGATTCACCTATATTTGTATTAAGTACTGTAACTCCTGAACCTGATATATAAGTTTGAATCCAACTATTGATTTCTGGTTGTGAAAATTTTAATAAATATCTACTAACTTGAGCTTTAGTTGCTCGAATATAAGTAGATGCCTCTAATATTTCATCAATACCAGTATTCATACTCTGGGATATAGTATATAAGGTTGTATCTTTTGTTGGAAAAATTTTATATATTGCCATATTATATTATTATAATTGTACTACTCTACCTTTTATATCTTGTGTTGGATTTTTAACTTCAAAAACCATAGGATCTATAGATGGGTAAACTACACCTTTTATGGTAGCTGTTGTTATATCATATGAAAATTTACTATACCCTAAATTTTCTCCAGATAAATTATTAATTGTTATATCATTTACAGTTTGAACTCCTTCTACTTTATCTAAAAGTATAGATATATCTTTTAATAAAATAGGTTCATTAATTTGCCATTTATCTATGTCAAAATAACTAGTTAGTGAATCTACACATTTAGTTATTACTTCACTATTATTAAAATTAGGTAATACAATAATATCAAACAATACTTCAATATTAATTATATAAGCATCCTTGATTTTAATTGAATCATTTATCATTCTATACTCTGATAAATATGTCTGTAGATTTCGTTTTAGTAATAATGAGGCCTCTCTTAATTTTTTATTAGCATCATAAGATAAAACATATAAATCTAATACTGTTGGAAGTTCACCAGCTTGATAATCTCCTATTTTTTGGGGCTGGGCATGTGCTTTAGCTATGACCCCTAAATTAGAAGGCATAGATAATGATCTAATTAAATAATCCTGTGTAGTTACTGTTCTTAATTGGTTTTGGAAATTTCCTAATGAGTTTTGTCTTATATCTTCTATAGTATCCCCATCCATACCTCCATCTGCTGCTTTTGGATTATTACTAGATATAGTATTAAATATTTGATTTGCTAAAGCTTCATTTGCTAAATCTGGGTTAATAAAAACAATATTAGTATCATCTACTACTGTCAAAGCTCCAGCTTCTACATTAGCTGCTGCTCCTCCCCCAGTTAAATATCTTACTGTTAAAGTGGTATTATAGGGAGCAATTCCATAAGTATTAGTAAATACAAAATTTACAGGAGAAAAGGCTGTTGTTAATTTAGTTCTTTCAAAAGGTAATCCTAAACCTACATTATCAGGATTTGGAATTATTTCTTCTGTTGTTGATCTAGTACTTCCTGCTCCAAATTGTAATTGGAGATTTCTTTCATTTAAAAATCTAGACGCAAATCTTCTTTGTACTGTTTTTAATTCTAATAAATAAGGAACTTCAGGATCTACTATAAAGTTGGGATCATTTGTATTTGTGTTTCTTATTGTATTAAATACGTTTTCTTGCGCTAAATTGGGCACTTCATACCAAGTATTACCATCACTGTCAACTATGTCTAATATGCCTATAATATTAGTATTATTAATAGTTCTAGTGTCAAATTTTTTAGATGCTGTAAATACAAATTCTTGTGTGTTTACAGTTGCCGATATTGCTTTTCTTGATTTTTTTAGTAAATAATAAGTAGGGTTTAAACCTGCTATTTGATATACTGAACTTATAGTTGGGTCTAATGAACTTGATGCTGAAAAATCAATAGCATCTTCAATTATAAATTTTTGGGTTGAGTCAGTATTAGACACTACCTGAGTGTTTTCTGGAATAATTAATGAATAATTATAATCAGGGACATACTCACCTGTAGGTATGTCAAATATAGCTGGTACTTGTTGGTAAAAATCTACCATAGCAGAAGCAACTGTTGTAACTTTAGGCACATACCCTAAAGAATAAGCTAAAGCATATAAATTTGTGGTTTGTCTTGCCTTTTGAATAAAAGTTTCTTGAATCTGGTTATCTAAATAAAAAGATAAAACATCACCTACATAAGCTGCCATTTCCATAAATAACATCCCAGTAGATGTTTCTGAAAAATCATTGTATGTATCGGGAAAATAAGTTTTAGAATATTGTATTAAAGAGTTTCTAAGTGTATTAAAATCTCTATCTATGTATCTTATGTCTCTTTCTAATTTAGCCATTATTGTAGTGATATATTTAAACTATCTTCTATTCCAAAATTTACTATTTGATAAGTTAAGTTAAAATTGATAGTATTATTATCTGGTTGGTTATTAAATTCTATTTCTTTTATTTCTACATTTGGGAAATATACTGAAATGTCATTTTGTATCGATGTTTTTAAATCATCTACAGTAACATCTAAAATATTTTCAAATAATAAATTTCTTAAATCAGCACCAAATAGGGGTCTAAATACTCTTTCTCCTTTATTAGTTAACAAATAATTAATCATATTAGCTTTAATTTGTTCCCTTGTAGTATAAGTAGGTACAAAGACAGCATCTCCATTTAAAGGAAAACCAAACCCAACAGCTCTGCTAGGTTGAAGGTCTATAGGAAATCTACTTTGTAATATTCTTGCCATTATTTTTGATTCATTAATCCCATTATTTGAGACATATCTACTTCTCCTGATGGTAATGTTCCATTAGCTACATCCATCCCCGCTTGAGGTTGAAAAGATTGAACATTATTACTATTTAAAGCTGCTCCAGTATCTCCTAAGATATTAGCATAAGCTGCTCTTTTTTCTTCAGATGACATTGATGGTTGAGGGGGGAGTGTAGGATTTACACTTTCAACCATAGAGGTCATAGGTGCTTGTGTTATAACTTTTGGAGTCTTAACAGCTTCTAATAAAATGTCCTTCAATTCTTCTTGAATTGCTTCTTTTACGGCTTCTTTTATTATTATTTTTAATGCTGATGTCTTCATTATATTGTTTTATTTATAAATATTAAATTATTAGGCTTTTGCTATGGGGATATTAAATCAAAAGTAGATTGTGGGGTTCCTCCATCATTAGCTGTTATTTTCATTAAGTACCCCCAAGATCCTGTAGCCGGGAATGTGTATTCTTCTTCTGCATTATCATATGCCAATACTTCTGTGAGTCTGCTTATAATTGATGCTTGGTTAGGTAATCCTACCCCATATGGAGGAGTTATATTAAGAAGAGTATTTAAAAAATCTCCTTGGTTAGTTCCACCAAATGATTCTAGCTTAATTCTAGTTCCGGGTTTATTAATTTGAATAGAACCACTAACTTGTTTAGGTCCTCCTAACATAGTTACTAAACCTGTATTAGGGTTATATGAAGGTAATTCAGGTCTAACTATATTTTGACCATTTAATATAAAGTCTGGTAAAATAGCATTATCTGTGTCTTCTGTACCCTCAGTGCTGTTTAAACCTAATGGATTATTTAGACTTTGTAAATCAATTTCTCCTATTACTTCACGTTGGGGGTTGAAGTCTAAATTAAGTTGGAGTTCAGATGTAACATCTATTAAAAATTGATCTATTGCATATTTCATTTCTTCAACTAATACTTGAGCTGATGATGCAAATGAATATTCTCCTGATCCTAAAGGATCACTAAATAATTCTATAGGACCAACTAAAGGTTCAAGAAGTATTCCATCTTGGCCTGGTTTGAAGTGTAAAACACCTGATCCTGTTTGGTCATAATCCCATGAAAAATATCTTCTCCCAATAATTCTTCTTGATGAGAAATTATAAGGATTATCAGGATTATTTTGTAAGTTAAGTGTAAACCATTTATAAATAATAGGATTACTAGAATTATATTGTAATCTTTCTAATAATTGAGTTTCATTTAATAAATTTACTTCCTCTATTGAAGAATCTCCAAGTCCTGCTACAGCTGTTTGAATATCTAGTGATACAGCTGTTTGGACAGCATTCATATCTTGTTGATTTACTGTTGGGCAAGAATCTCCTAATTCAACTTTAGATTTTATAAAACTACATACCACTAAAGCCCCAGGAATATTACCTACTAATGTATCTACAGATGTAATAGTTCCAGTTATCATAGTTGATACACTTCTTACTAATGGACCTACTATTGAAGTTACACCTTTTGCTTTTCCTAATAATTTATCTAATGTATCTAAAGAATCAGAAAGTATTGTTAAAACATTAATTGGCACTCCTACCCCTCCAGATGGGGGTATTATTGCTGTAGGTATAGGAATTGCTTTTATAACTTTAATTGCATTTTTAACTGTACCTATTATAGTACTTAAATTAGAAGCTGTTACTTCTAAAACTTGTAAAGGTTGTTTAACAATTAATAATGCTTGTTTTAAAGAATCAACATTATCAACTACAGTAGAAATATCTGATTGTAATTTTTCAACAGCTTGTATAGATTGTTGTTTTTGTGTTTCAGTTAATGGTGGAGGAGCACATAAATTTTCAGGAGTAAAGACACTATTTGGATCTTCTATTCTATTATTTGCTAAATCTTCAATATTAAATTCTAATAATGATGGATTGATTTCTGTTTTATCAAAAGCTTTAAGTGAGTCATTAATAAGTTTATCTTGTATAGTAGATAATGCAGCTTCTATTTTAGCTGTATCTTTGGCTACTTTTACCACTTGCTTTATTACTATTTTTTCAAACCCCATTACTTACTTTTACTAATTTGTGATTTATATTGTTGAATCTTACTTAACATTTTATTAGCAGCATTTTGTACTTGAACGGCTGGTACTGGAATAGCTACGTTAGGCACATAAGGTATTGATGTTCCTATAGGTGTTTGCAATGCGGCCGTTAGTGTAATAAGAGTACTCATTAATGATTGAAAGTCTGTTAAAAATTTATCTCCCAATATAACAGATTCTCTTGCACTTTTATCTCCTAATAATATTTTATCTGATTTTATTACAGTGGTAGGTGAATCTATATTAACACTATTTACAGAATTTAAATTAATTGTATCAAATGCACTTAATAATATAGAATCACTTTTAGAATTTAAAAATAATCTACCCGAATTTAAAATTATTTGCTCCTCTGTAAATTTATTAGCAGTTGTTGGTGGTTGAAAATAAGAACTATAAGATGTACTTGAGGGTTCTAAAGGAATTGCTTGTGTTGATGTAAGATATATACTTGATTTATCTGTGTTAATGTCTTCAACTTGAGGCACCCATGGATCTGTTTCTTCATCATGTTGGCCATTTTTTAAGATTGTAATAGGATCACCAGAATCCCCTGTTTTAGACCAAGGATTTGAAATAACTGAATCTATAACTGTTGAACCTAATCTGATAGTGTTACCCCATCTTCCTTGATATATTAAATCACCTTCATAGGGTAATAAATTTCTAATGCTTAATTTTTCAACAAACGTATCTCCTAAATCTATTTCAGTACCTCCATCTGTTACTCTTCTTACGGATCCACCCTCTGTTTGTTCATAATCTTGTTGTTGTGAATCTGGGAGTGTGTTCCCATTTATAGGATCGGGTATTGCATTATGGTGTACACTATTCCATATATTAACAGGTTGGAAATAATAATATGATAAATCGTTTACATTTGATTGTACTTCGGCATTAGGTAAAGCTATTATGTATACTATTTCATTTTCTAAGGGAACTAAATTTTGGTTTGGAAATAAAGGTCTGGCAAAGTTGTCAGTTGAAAATTGTTGATCTGGATTTGGTTGGTTTAATTTATCAAAAAATATACATCCTATAGAACTCCATTCTCCAAATTCTTTAAAAGCTTTACTTTGGGTTTTATCTTCAAGCATAGCATATTTAACCCTACCAGAAAATACATTAGATTGTCCGGGTGGTGTAGAGTTTGATCCTCCTAAAGAGCCTAAGCCTGTTGTTGGTTTTAAAGCCATTTATTCTTCTTTATCCTTTATATTTAATTTATCCATTTCAGCCATAAGTGCTTCTTTTTCTTCATCACTTATTCCAAAGCTACCATCTTCACCTTCGTTTTGAACTGCTCTCTGAATAATAGTAGCCATTTTAATTAATGCATCATCATTTTTAACTCCAATTTCCATATACTCTTTAATTAAAGGAACTATAAGAGTAGCATCACCTATTTCTTGTATTAAGGGTTTTAATTCTGATATTAATCCACTTACTTGTTTTGATTTTTTTCGTTGATTAGTATAAATTTCTTCTAAAATGTCAGAAAATTTTTTATCCCCAAATATTATTGAATCTAATTGGCTCATAATTTTTGGTTATAAATATACTCAAATTATATTTTTGAGGGAGGATAATAACCATGTTCTAAATAAATTAAATATTTTTCTTTAAATATTTTATATAAAACATTAGCTATTTTTGTAATTTTTGGGGTTTTTACATCTACCATCTCTCTTATATAAATGTATAAGGCTTTTTTATTAAAAACATCTATATTATCTCTTTTTCGAAATAATTCTAAAATTGCATCTGCTATTTGAGCATCATTTCCTTTAGGAAATATAGTATATATTCTTTCAGTACAGTCATTTACAAATTGATCTATAAAAATAGATAACTTATCTTCATATTTATATCCTTTTAATGCTAAATCATCTCCTTCAAATTCTTCTTCAACTACTTTGGACATTCCATCTTCCATTTTTTGGGAGGTAATAAATCCTGGGTTGAGTTGATCTAAATTAGAATAATTATTTAAATCACTTATTGTGATATTTTGGATTTTTTTACCATAGTTTTTAGTATTATATACTATTAGCCATCTTTTTACTATAGTACCAAAATAAGAATATGCTTTTGCTCCATTATCTGGGTTAAATAAGTGTATTTTAGATAAAAGAAATACCATAAGTTCATGTTGTAAATCTTCTAAATTTTCAACTTCAGTATAGTAAAACTTAAAGGTATGGATTATATTTTGAGTTAATTTATAAAAGGGCCAATGTATGTGATCTTGATATAAATTACTTCTTTCTTCCTCATCTTCAGATTTATTATATTTTACAATAGCTGCTTCTGTTTCTTTTGTAAAGTATACTCTACCTTTTCTTTCTTTTTTATTTTTTTCTATTATATAATCCATTTTTTAAATTTTCTTAATGTTAAAATCATTAAGAACTTTTTGGATATCTTTTATACTTTTAAAGAAAAAACCTACCTCATCATCACCCTCAAATGAACCTTTAATATCTATTTTTTTTAACTTTTCATCTGTAAGTTCTATTACTCTAGATATATTATCTAAATAAGTTAGATATCCTAGTAAAATATCTTCTTGTTTTTCATTCTTACGTAGTAGATTAATAGTCGTAAACCCTAAAGCTACGACTATTATTGAAAGTATTATTATTGTTGTTATCATAAATTATCTAACATATTTTTAAGTCCTGGACTTGATATTGTACCAAGTGCTTTAGATTTAGTGGATTTATTATCATTGGTTAATGTATAATTCTTCTTGCTAGTATCCACGCTATTCTTGAATTTAGGCAACCATTCTATTTCAAATTCGATTCTAGCAGCCATCATATCAGCCTGATGTAAAATAAAAGGTAAAGATGTGCGTGGTTTTTGTTCTGGCATATAACCTTTTAAATACTTATCATTTGCTGAATCGTATAACCCATCATGAGTTTGTATTGCCACCATCTCATTAAATGTATATTTTATACCATTGTCTTGTAGTAGAAATAATCCTCTATCTGGTACTGCTGCAAATGCTAACTCTTTATTAAACATATAATCTTCACCTAATTTATCTCTCCTCCACTTATCAGTTTGGGGGATATAGGCTTCATGATTACTATCTCCCATTTTACCTAAATCATGATTTATTGCTGAAAATACTAATTCTTCCTGAGTAAATGTAGACATATCACATCCAAATCCTTCCCATACAGCAGACATTGATAAAGATGCTTTTACAACCCTATTAACATGGTCTACATACCCTCCAGGAAATGCTGAATGGTATTCTTTTTTGTGAGCAGCAGGCATCATCATAATACGATCTGCATACGTTTCATAAAATTTTGTTAGTTGTTCTTTACGAGGAGAAGAGATATAAGTATCAATGTTACTTAAAAACTCTACCCAATTTAATTGAATCTTTTCTGCTGAAATTGCCATAACTTTTATTTTTAATTATCCGTTTCTTAATGCTGCATGTTCTCTTTCTAATTGAGTTTCTAAATCTCTTAGAACATTTTCGGTTTGTTCTATTTTTTTAACAAACTCCTCTACTGGTTGTTGTGATTTTACCATTAATTTTAAATTTGTTAAATTACCTTGTATTTTATTTGTTAGGTGGACAATTGTTTCTGCGTTACGTAATGCCATGATTATTTTTTAATTAATATTATTACTAGGTACCTTAGGTACCCTGTACCCCTTTATACCTTATTTCTCTTATCTATTTATCTTTCTTTCCCTTAACCTCTGTACCTCCAATGTACGCTGAGTGTTTTTCGTCTCCAACCTTAGATTGAAGAAATTGTGATTTTTTCTGAATTTTTAATAAAAAGGCACATTTTTCATATTCTTCATGTTGCTGGAAGAAAGATATCCCCAATTCTAATGAAGTATCTAAATACTCATCTTTATAATAATTAATTCCTTCTATATGTTCAGGGTTATTAATATCTAAATTATTAATGTAAGACCATGCTCTGTTGTAGGTAACAAACTCACCAGCTTCCTTTATATCCGCTATATCCAGCTCAGCATTAGATTTTTTGAAAAAACTTAAAACTTTTTTATTGAAGTTAATATGGTTTAAGATTAATTTTTTATACATCCCTACATAATATATAGGGGAAGACTTTAAATCTTGATATGAAGTTTTACCATTAGATATATCATTATCATCATGTGAAAATAATCCAAATATTTCATCTAAATTTCCAATTTTACCCATTAATAGTTTTCTTTTGAAACTCCTCCTCGTACTCTATATAAAGCATACTCCCATTTTTCAGCAACTGTTTTGTATTTATGTTTTTCTTGGGATTGCATCTTTTTACATTGTTCTTCAAATTTATTTCTTATACCTCTTTTCTCTACTTCTAAATAAACTTCCATTAATTGATCTTCGTATGTAGACATTTTTAAAATTTTAATAAATTATCAATAATATATGTTATAAATACTAGTAATCCAAATTATTATTACCTTAATACTGTAAGATGTCCAGATCTTTGATATACTTCAGGTGAATTATATTTTCTAGCATAAAAAGTATAAACATATACCCCATTAGCAACATAAGTAGGTCCACCTTGCATACTACCATCCCAATAAGGATAACTACTATAATCTTCCCCATATCCTTCAAATATTAAACCCCCCCATCTATTATAGATTTTAAACTCCACGTCAACCCAACACTCTAAATCAAAAATTATTTCCCAAATATCATTTATGCCATCATTATTTGGGGTTAACACATTAGGTATAAAAACATTCCAAGGCCAACAACTATCAATAATTAACTCATTACAAGGTAAACCTGTATGACAATCAATTTCAATAGTATTTGTAATAGTATCTGTTAAATAAATAAGTAAAGTATTATCTACATAAATTGTATCTGTATCAAATTCTGTGATATAAATGTAAGTAGTATCATTAACATATACATCCACATACTGTATGAGTGTATCGGTTAAATACACGTACTCATGCGTTATAACGGTGTCAATTTGTGTTTGTATAATAGTATCTGGTGGTAAGATTATAGTAATTGTATCGTTTAAACACTCTACAGGACATTCCGGTATTTCAGGTAAAAATACAGTTGTATTATTATTCCCAGTAACTATTTCATCATTAACATCATCAACAGACATTACAAAAAGATTACCGGGTCCCCCCATTTCAAAATAAGGGGTAGTAAAAAATTGTCCTTCCCCAGGAGGAATTCCATAAGCCCCAAATAAATCACTACTAAAACATTGATAGTAATCTTCATTCCATATTTCAATACAATAGTTAGTAATTTCTTCATTACCTAAATTCCACACAACATAATTTATATTGTAAAAGGGTGTATCACCAATACATCCAGTTTCAATTTCTACATCACCTATTATAGCATCTGAAGATTGGGGGAATAAAGATAACGGTAGTAATAAAACCGCAAGGGTAAGAAAGTATTTATACATTAAGTAATAGAGAGTGTAAAAGTAGAATAACGTTTTATCACTAATACATATGTAAATCTTCTTTAAGGTAGGCAAGGAGAGACTTGAACTCTCATGTAACCAATTACTCTTTCTACAAGGTATAAGCTTGAGGAGATACATGCCTATGTGGTGAACCCGGTAGGATTCGAACCTACGACCGATACCTTAGAAG